TGGGTGCCCCTTTCGAGGCCGTCATCAAGGACAAGGTGCTGACCGGCTTCTTCGGCTTCGATCGCCAGGACCAATATTGGCGGACCTTCATGCCGCCCAAGCTCAACGAGACCGTCGATCGCCCCTACTTCAAGCGGGAGCTCTACATCCGTCCCACGTGGGTCGCCCGTCAGATCGCGAACTTCCCTGAATTCCGGGACGGCCCTATCGTCAGCCCTGAGCAGGCAGCCAGAAGGCTGAGCAAACTCCCCCGGAATAAGTCGGCTCTCAAGCGAGCCCAGCGCGCGGCGAACCATGAGAGGTTCAGGGCGGAAGCCGCCGAGCGCGCCAGGCAGCGAGAGGCCGCTCAATGACCCGCGCCGTCGCCATCAAGGGCTTCCGCCTCAGCAAGGCTGGCCGGATCGAGCGCGATCAGCGTCGGCTGTCCGTAAGTGAGCGCCTCCGCCAGAAGGGCAGCAAGCGCATCAAGCCTGCGAGGAAGGGGCAAGCGGCATGAAGCCCGATCTCTGCTCGCTCTGCGGCGCTATCCGAAACGTCGTGGGCAGGGTCCACCGATGCCTGCCGCTGCAGATCGCACCCACCGCATCCCCCAAAGCCGATGTGGCTAACGAACTGGCTAACGACGCAAACGATCGACTGGCTAACAACACACCCGGTCGCAACAGAGCCAGCACTACCTACCGCTTCCGCAACCCCGACAAGCGCCGCCTCTACATGCGCGATCTCATGCGCCAGCGCCGTGCCGAAGGAAAAGCGGCATGAGCCTCCAGGCTATCCCCGCAGACATCATGAGCCCAAAGCCTCGCCGGAAGAACTCCAAGGCCAAGAACGGCAAGGGCGGCCCTAAGCCGCTATTGCCAACACCAAAGCTCTACGCACGCCCACGCACCAGCAAGAAGCCCACCCTCTACTCAGACGAAATCATGGACGAAATCCTGCGGCGCGTCGCCCACGGTGAAACTCTGACCCAGGCTTGCAACACCAATCCAGGCTTCCCGGCACCATCAACAGTCATCGATTGGATACATCAGGACCGCCATAACCTTGCCGAACGATACGCGCGCGCACGCGACAGCCAGATTGCCCGGTGGGCGGATGACATCATCGACACGTCCGCCAAGGCGACGCCGGAGACGGCGAACGCGTTGCGGCTGGTGGTGGACAGCAAGAAGTGGCTGATCGCTCGACTGCGGCCCGCGCAGTACGGCGACAAGGTCGATGTCACCTCCGCCGGCAGGCCTCTCATCTCCGCGTCCGACCTCGACATCGCCAAAGCCCTGGCCCATGCGCTGACGCCTGCTCTGCCGGCGCCCGAGCCGATCGAGGTGGAGGCAGTTGAGGTGAAGCCGGGGGGTGACGCGTGATGCACACGCAATCCACCGACTTCTCACTTTTTACAATTGGTACATTTTGTAAAACGTGCTATGTGCTGACGCCAGGAAACACGGGCATCGGCGAGGCACGAAATGACGACGACCAAACGGCGAAGTGTAAAGGGTGGGGCGGGAGAGGCGGTCGACGCCCACGAACGGGGCAAGGGCTACCTGTCTCCCGGCGAGGTCGAGAAGCTCCTCAAGGCGGCCAAGGACGGGCGCCACGGCGACCGGGACCACGCCTTGCTACTGCTGATGTACCGGCACGGGTTGCGCGTCAGCGAGGCGATCAACATCAAGCTGTCGCACGTGAACCTCGACATCCCGCACATTTGGGTGCAGCGGCTCAAGGGCTCGCTCTCGACCGAGCAGCGCATCCAGGGCGACGACCTGCGGGTGCTCCGGCGCTACCTGCGCACCAGGACCGACGAGCTGGAGTGGCTGTTCATCTCCGAGCAGAAGACGAAGCTTACGCGCCAGGCCGTGAACTACATCATCAGGCAGGCCGGCGAGCGGGCCGGGCTCGACCGGGTAAATCCACACATGCTGCGGCACAGCTGCGGCTACGCCCTGGCCAACATGGGCAAGGACACGCGGTTGATCCAGGACTACCTCGGCCACCGCGATCCTCGGCACACCGTGCGCTACACGCAGACATCCGCCAAGCGATTCGCCTCGATCTGGGACAAGAAGCCGGGCGGTCCGCAGACCTGACGCGCACCACCTGGGAGGCTCGTCCATGAGCCTCCCAATCAAGGTTGAGGGCATAGAGGAGGGTGACACCCGCCCCGGCGACGAGTTCCGCTTCACCTCCTCGCCGACCGCGTGGGCCTCGTCTACGTTCACGGCCATCGTCCCGGATGGGGCAATCGTCACGCGCCGCTTCAGCCACCTGCAGGGGCTGCCTCCCGAGACACCAGTCGTTGCCCATTGGCATGGCGAATGGCGCACTGACGCCTTCCTGTCCTCCGTTGCCCAGCTCACGACGAAGGCGGAGGCATGGGCGCAGGAGAAGGCACTGAGCAAGGCACGCACGTTGTTGCATGCCGGTACCAGCATCAAGGACACGGCGAAGAAGACGAAACTCGACGTTGGGGTGGTGCGCAAACTTGCCAAGGAGATGCGGTTGTGAGCCTCCCAGCCGACCTTCACCGCCTCATCATCGCGCTTGCCGAGGCTGCCGGCGTCGAGCTCGACTGGATGCGCAATAGGCTCCGCGGCATGGGGCTCGACGAACTGGCGGCCTTGGTCGCCAAGCTGCCGCCCAACATCAGGGCCGGGTTGGCGAACTTGCCGAGCCTGGCCGCGCTTCTCGGCCCCGACCGATGGACGCCGTCGCCCGGACCGCAATCCCTGGCTTACGAGAGCGAGGCGGCCGTTCTGGGCTACGGCGGCGAGCCTGGCGGGGGTAAGAGCCAGCTTCTCCTCGGCCTCGCGTTCACGCGGCACAAGCGCAGCTTCATCATGCGTCGGCAGTACGCCGATCTCTCCGCCCTGATCGAGGATGCGATCAAGATCCACGGGTCGCGGGAAGGGTTCAACGCCTCGCCACCTCCGCGCCTGCGGCTTTCCGAGGACCGCGTGGTCCATTTCCGCGCCGCGCACCTGATCGGTGATGAGCAGGGCACGATGGGCCAGGCTCGCGACCTACTGGCGATCGACGAGGCGACGCAGTTCGCGGAGAGCCAGGTCCGTTTCCTCATGGGCTGGGTGCGCAGCGAGGACCCAACTCAGCGTTGCCGCACCGTTTTGGCAACGAACCCACCTCTGTCCGCCGAGGGTCTGTGGTTCGTGAAGATGTTCGCGCCGTGGCTCGATCCTGGCTTCCGTGACAAGGCTGCCCCTGGCGAGTTGCGCTGGGTCGTCACCGACGCGGAGGGTCGAGACGAGTGGGTCAGCGGTCCTGGCGACGTTCGCGTCGTGAACGGGCAGATGGTGAAGCCGACAAGCCGGACCTTCATCCCTGCCAAGCTCTCCGACAACCCTTATCTGGTTCGGACCGGCTACCAATCGACGGTCGATGCGCTGCCCGAGCCCTTCCGCTCTCTGCTCCTGGGCGGCTTCCGGACACAGTTCCGGGACGACGAGAACCAGGTGATCCCGACGGCTTGGATCAAGGCAGCGATGGCCAAGTGGAAGCCGGACGGCTGGCGCGAGTACGACATGACCGCCATGGCGCTCGATCCGGCCGGCGGTGGGAAGGACGCGGCAGTGCTGTGCTGGCGGCATGGCGGTTGGTACGCGCCGCTTGTGACCCTGAAGGGCGAGTTGACCCGCGACGGTTCGACGATGGCGGGTCAGGTTGTGACGCGCCGTCGGGCGAATGCGCCGGTCGTTGTTGACATGGGTGGCGGCTACGGCGGCGACGTGACGGCCCGGCTGAAGGAGAACGGCATCTCCCACACGGCATTCAACGGGGCGGCCAAGCCGGTGAGCCCGAAGCGGAAGGACGGCATCGGCTTTGTGAACGCGAGGGCTGAGGCGTGGTGGAAGTTTCGGGAAGAGCTCAACCCTGATCGCGAGGGCGGGGCGACGATTGTCCTGCCTGACGATCCGGAACTGCTGGCGGATTTGGCTGCGCCGCGGTTCGAGGTGAAGACGAACGGCATCCAGGTGGAGTCGAAGGACGAGATCCGGAAGCGGCTGGGTCGGAGCCCGGACAAAGGAGACTCCGTCGTCATGTGCCTTGCGCCAGGCAACGTCGCGGTGAAGCGGCAACTCAACGAGCGGCGTCGTGGTGAGCGGCCGGCGTTCGCAAACGTCGGCTACGCTTCGACCAAAGAGCGGGCGCGGCGCCAGGGAGGGGAGATCGATGGCCGACGCTGACAAGACTGCGGAGCCGGTCTCACCTGCTGACGAGCCGCGTCGTGCGCGACAGGCCCAGATCGATGCCGAGCAGGCGCATGGTGAGCAGTTGCTGGCGCGCTACGGCCGTGAGCAGCCTCGACGGGCATTTGCGTCGGTTGGGCATGCCAACACGAAACGGAAGCGTCGATGAGTGCCTCCACACAGATTGCCGGGGCCGGGCCTGATCGATTGGCCAAGCTTGTTCACACCCGTTCGAGCGAGGCCGCGTTCTGCGATCGCCTCGGCCTCGGCAACCCCAACCATCAACGCGTGGCGTAGTATAACGGAGAACACAACAAATGATCTCGCAGCGCGCAGCAGGGCCGATCTTCCTGGCCCCGCTGTCCACATCGGTACTCTCCACTTCGAACGGCTGGGACGTTCTCCAGATCACCGCTTCGTCAAGCAGCAGGTTCGAGCTTCTTGGCATCGACCTGTCGCTCGCCTCCACCCAGTTCGCGTCCGGGTCCGCCATTGCGTTGCAGCTCCTTCGTGGCTCGACAGCGGCGAGCACTGGCGCCGCCATCACGCCGCGGAATGTCAAGGGATGGCCGAACACACCCACCCCGAACCTGACCGTTGCCGGACCCTCCAGCGGCCTGACGAGCACAGCGTCCGCTGTCCTGCTGTGGAGC